CGCGTCTGTGAGGGCTGCTGCGCGACGTGGCTTGGAACTGCGCAAGAAATATGGCAAAGGCGGATTAAGCACGCAAGAAGCTGGCAAGCAAGGCATTGGCAGCGGAGTGGCCAGGGCTGGAGATCTGACTGGAGGAAGCAAAATCAGCTATGCGACAATTAAGCGCATGGCAGCGTTTTTCTCTCGTCACGAAAAGAATAAAAGTGGAGGAGAGAATGACGCCGGATACATTGCTTGGCAATTATGGGGAGGAGATGCCGGCAGGGCGTGGGCGAATCGCATCATTAAGATGGTAGAAAATCGCAACAAAGACCAATGAGCGAATACGTGCGCGTCATTGAACAAGAAGACGAAGGCATTGGTCTGATGAAGGCTTTGTCTATTCTTTCTGCAAATGAACATCGCAACACTTCACGATGGGAGCTGGTCGAGAAGCAATGCTTTAAGAATGGCAGGCTTGACGAAACTCACATTTATGTGATGAGCGTCTACGACAAGCCTGATCCTCATTTTGAGTCGACTAAGTTCTTGGTTTTTGAGATTGAGGCAATGGCAAAGTCATACATTATGGAAGACATCGAAAATCAGCTTGCAGAGCTACAAGAGGAGGACGACGACGAAGATTGATTAGCGCGGCCTCGTGTCAATCACGAAAGATGGATAACCCATGAGCCACAGTACACTGATTCCGTAGAGGCCGCTAAGAGTCCTAACTTGCACACAGTCTGGCGCAAGCTCCGCTCGCTCCATTCGTGAATATGAGCTTTGACTTGTGTGCAAGACGGCAGCCACGTCCTTTTGAGAAAGCCCGGCATTGAGCCGGGCTTCTTTAATGCGCTCGGCAATGAGGATGCGGGCTTGTTGATACGGCATCTTTAGCACGTCCGCGTCGCTTTTTTTGAGCAACATCATTGCTTCATCTCCATGCGCTCTACCCTCCATCCCTTGTGATGGCGGCGTGCGCCGCTTGCTACTTTTTCGATGTTTTGACGATTCAGATTATGTGTCCTGCAGAATTCAGTCAAATTGATTGTGACATAAATCAAACCGGAGGGGGAGATGAGCCGATAAAAGAAACCCTTTGACCCGGATCGCTGAGACGCCGAAATTTTTAGACGACGAGATCTTTCTTGCTCGGGGGCAAGAACCTTTGTTAGATCTCCGCTCCATGCAAAGCCAGAAGACGTTTGCCTTGCCTTGTTTGCAAAATGAGGATTTTTGTCGACGCTGTAAAAATTGTGCAAGATTATTTCCGCTTCTAGGGCTTGGTTAGATGTGTCAAAAATTGCCAAGATAATTTTATGGCTAGGCTTAAAAGTTGAGTCGCTAAAACTGCCTAGATATTCGTCTTGGTCTGGCGGCACCTTGGAGGAGCGCTTGCCAATATAACCGCGCCCCCACTCTTCATAGGAATAATAAACGTAGTGCCAGCGGCGCCCCATAGTCAGGGTTGAATAGCTGTTTGAAGTATAAACGGTATTTATTGATAAGGTAAGTATATGGACACCTTAAACGGCTTCCGTTACGACGTTTCTACCATCCAGAACTACGTGTTCACGGATGAGGGCTACCTGCGCGTCAAAGCGCGGATAGCTCGCACTGGAATTCAGTCTTATACGGACGCGAACGGGGGCGTCCGCTTGGAGTACAGGCCCGAAGAGGAAGTGGCTGCCATTGAGGCGCTAGATAGTTTTCGGGAGAAATGCGTTACCAAGGAGCACCCTCCAGTGCTCCTGGACGCATTGAACACTAAAGATTATGCAGTTGGTTTTACCAGCGCAGATGTGTCTTACTCCGATGGCTTTGTTGAAAGCACTTTGACTGTCACTGACAAAGAGACCATTGATGCGATCATGCGCGGAGACGTGCGTGAAGTGTCTTGTGGTTACAAAGTGGACTATACGCCCGAGCCAGGAATTACGCCTGACGGCCAACATTACGATGGCATTCAGCGGAACATTCGTGGCAATCATGTGGCTATTGTCAACAGGGCAAGAGGTGGGGCGCAAGTTCGCCTCATGCTTGATTCAGCGGATGCCGCTGTCGAAGATCTTTTATCCTCTACAGGAGACAAAATGACCGCCAACATTGTGTTTGACGGCGTTTCGTATGAGGCCGATGCAGCTCTTGCGGCTGCCATCACTGCCGAGCGTGAAGACGCGAAAGGTAGCTACGCCGAAATGAAGCGTCAGTATGAAGATGCCATGGCCAAGGCCGAAAAGCTCAAGGGCGAAATGGACGCCATGGAAAAGGAACTGAAGGGCAAAATGGACGCAGCCGAAGGCCGCGCCGATGCCCTGGCCGAGCAAGTTGAAGAACTGACTGCAGAGCTTGCTGCTGCCAAGGAAATCAATCTTGATTCCATGGTAGAAGAGCGACTGGCTCTGGTTGAAAAGGCCAAGCCTGTTCTGGACTCGGCTTATAGCTTCGCTGGCAAAACTGCCCGTGAAGTGATGGTTGACGCCATCAAGGCAGTGCGTGGTGACGAGCTTGATCTCTCCGAGAAGAGCGACGACTACGTGCAGGCAATGTTTGACACTCTCTCTGAGGGTCGCAAAGATTCTGCCGCCACCGACGAGCTGCGCAAAGCCGTAGCTTCCATTGCTTCTCCTCAGTCTGCACCGTCCTCTTATATGGACATGCTGCAGAATGCCTGGAAGAAGCCCCTTTCCATCTCCAAGGAGGCTAAGTAATTATGGCCGTAACTTTCTCTGCATCGGGATCTCCCACTGCAGGTGGCGTGCAGCAGACCTACGCTCTGGTGCATGATCCTCTGCTGGAAGGTCAGCTTTCTGACATTCGCAACAACACCATCATCACCCGCGTGAACGAGACCGCCGTGGTCATTCCGTTCGGCAATGGCGTGGTGTATGACAGCACTGGCACTGACGGTCTCGGTGCTAAGACCATTTCCGCTTCTGGCGATAGCTTCCTCGGTATTAACGTCCTCACCTACGTGGACGAAACTGCTCTGGATGCCAACAGCCGTCCTGGCGTGAAAGTGGATCAAGTCATGAACGTGGCCTCTGAAGGTGCCGTGGCTGTGTATGTGCATGGCGCTGTGAATCCTTCCACTGCTGTTCGCGTGATTCACACTGCTACTGGCGTCAAGTACGCTGGTCGCTTCAACAACGCTGCCATTGCTGGCAAAACCGCTGTTCTGTCCAACGCTCGCTATCTGACCAGCACCACTGGTGACGGCGTGGCCATTCTGGAACTGAACGGCCCCTCGTTCACTCTCACTGGCGACTGATTAGGAGGCTCTTAACAATGTCTGAATTCCGTATGGATGATGCGGGCCTGTTCCTTGAGCGTCAGCTTGAGTACATTCGCCCCCAAGTTTTTGAAACTCAGTACGCGGATATTAAATATCCGACTGTGCTGCCTGTCACTGCTGAAGCTGGTCCTGGCGCCCAGACCTTCACCTACCGCATCATGGACTCCACTGGTGAGTTCAAGCTGATTGCTGATGCTGCTGACGATCTGCCGCGTGCTGACGTGAGCCAAGTCGAGAAGAGCATCAACATCCGCTCGTTCGGTGGCAGCTTTGGTTACACCGTGCAGGAACTGCGTGCTGCTCAAATGGCCAACCTCGCTCTGGAGCAGCGTCGTGCTGCTGCCGTGCGTCGTGCCTATGAGGAGAAAGTGGAAGACGTGGCCTTCTTCGGCGAAAGCGCTGTGGGCCTGTCTGGCTTCTTCAACAACTCCACTGTGGACGTTGTTGCTGCCAATAAGTGGTTCACCGACAGCGGCACCACTGCCCAGGAAATGCTGGAACTGCTGAACTATGGCGTGACCGCCATTATCAACGCTTCCAAGATGAAGGAGCAGCCCGACACCATTCTGATGCCTTGGGCTGATTACAACAAGGTGAGCACCACTCGCAACTCCGACTCTTCGGACGTGACCGTGCTGGAATACTTCCTGCGCACCAACCCCTTCATCCGCAACGTTGAGCCGATCAACCAGCTCGACAAGGCCAACAGCGTGCTCAACACCAATCGTATGGTGGTATACAAGCGCGATCCTGAGAAAGTGCAACTGCACATCCCTCAGCCGCTTGAACTGTTCCCGCCCCAGCAGCGTGGCCTGGAATTCATTGTTCCTGCTCATGCTCGCGTTGGTGGCGTCGCTCTGTACTATCCCAAGAGCGTCATCTACGTGCAGGCTTCTGCCTGAGGATAGTTAATCAAGCAAGGGGCGTTAAGCTATGTGCAATTGTTTCTTTTGAACAATGCTCATTGCTTATCGTCCCGAACTTGAGAATCCCCCGCGTGATGCAGGGTTTGGCATTATCACCAAGAGCGGGCTTATTCAGCTCACCCCTGGCCTGAATCAGGAAATTCCTGATGAGAAGTGGAACGAGGCGAAGGAAAATCGTGCCGTCAAGAAGCTGATGCAGATTGGCGCCATTGAAGAAATGAAAGAGCAAGTGACAGCAGAAGTGCTGCCCGAGAGTGCTCAAAGTCTTAGCGAACTTCCTCTCACTCAGGCTATCCGCGCCATCGAACTCATTCACGACTCTGAGCAGCTTGCTGATTGGAAGAAGATTGAAGGGCGAGTGCGCGTTCGTAATGCCATTGCAAAACGGATGGAAGCCATCCGCATTGGGAAGGCCTGATTATGGCAGTCACCTACGCAAGCTTTCTTGACCGTTTTCCTGAATTCAGCCCGCATCCTTCTGGCATTGTCAATGGTGCCATTTCTGAAGCTTCTTATGATGCGTCAGAGGATGTATTTGGGGATCAAACTGATAGGGCCGTGAAGTTTCTCGCTGCTCATATCATTGCCATTCAGCTTACTCAAATGGGCATTCAAATTGGTGCCACTGAAGGCAAGGTGTATGGCGAAGGACTTGACGCCACGCAGTATGGCCAAGAGTTCAAGCGGATGCTTGAAAAGCTCCCTCTTTCTTCTGTTGGTTTTGTCGTATGAGCAATTTCCTGGAGCCACTTGCGAACGCCACTCTGGTGTTTAACGTGGCTTCAGGCTATGCGCTTGACAATGAAACTGGCAATTACATGCCAGTGTCTAGTGGCGTAGCCTTCTATGCCACACTGAAGCAGAAAAACAATCCAAGGTACGATCAGCTTTTGGGGGCTGATATGACTGCCGTCTACATGGAAGGCAGGATGACAAGCCCCCTTACGCTTTCTGGTGTAACCATTGGAGACTCTGCTCAGGCGATTATCAATGGGAGAGAGGGGCGTTTTGAGCTATTGCCCAACGAGCAAATTGCTATTCACTATTGGCAGTTCTTGGGCGTACCAGTTAGGGGAATTTTTAGACTAATTGGCAAAGGCAGCGTGAACAACGCTTAATTTCTCTTTCCCATTGAGGATCTTTTCATGCTTTACCATCCGACAGAGCTGGTGAAGAGTCAAGACGTGATTGTTCGCGTTGGCTCTATCACTGGCACGACTCGTCCCGTTATCACTCAAAGCGGCGCCACCTTCACCGTGAGCGGCGCTCCCACCCTTTACACGCTCCAGGCAGCCACTACTGCTTCTATTGCCTTTAACGATGGCAACCAAGAGTTCTATCTGCTTGGTGGCGGCGGTTTTGCTGATAGCGTGATTGTTACCAGTCAGGCCACTGCTTCGATCACTTCCTACTTCCAGAAGGACGTTGATGGCACTGTGTTCCTGCCGAACAGCTTCGACGAAGCATTCCAAGTGGTTAGCGAAAGCCGCTACAACAAGAACCATGAAGTGTATGTGGAGATCAACAAGCAGCTTGGCGCTTCTGGCACCACTTACTACTATGATCGTGTGGCTTTTGTTGCTTGCGTGATGAACTACAACGAGAGCTATCCTGCTGATAACCTCGTGGAAGTGACTTTTGATCTGACCAGCCGTGGTCGCATTGGCATCCATCAGAACGCCGCAGAGACTGGCAGCATCATCCCGACTGCTCCCAACTGATTCGTTCTCTTCCATAGTGGTTTCGCTAGCCTGTCCCTACGGGGACAGGCTTTTTCATGAACATTTCTCAACTGCGTGAGGCAGTTACTGAGCTGCTTTCTGCACTGCCAAATTTAGTTGGTTGTTATACGCTGCCTAACGGAGCAGAGATTCCTGCAATTTATGTAGTGGGAAGGCAGAGCGTACCAAAGGAATGGAAGGTGAAGGGGCTTGAAGTGACAATTAGAGAGTTCCCCGAACTCGCGCCACGTTCTCCATTGGGAGGCACTGTGAAAGTAGCGCAAGTATGGGAAGTGATTTTAGTGCAATACACGCCGAGCAGCCGCACCTTGATTGAGGCAATGGACAGAATGGTAAGACGGTTTCCCGACGCCACTCCAAGATATTTCCCTGGCGATGACATTGCTTATGAGCGCTGCAGGTTTTTGATTCCCGACCTTGTTCTTCGTTCTTTAATTGGATCATGAGTGCGACTATTGTTGGCGGAGAATTTATCAATCCACAGCGGCTTGAGCAGAAGCTGGTAAAGGCTTTTGAAACTTGGACGCGCTTTGACGTGAATGATTATTTTCGGGATCAGTTCTTGGAAGATAAATGGCCATACGATGGCGAGACAGTACGGAAAAACGGAGAGACTGTCACGAGTCCTCGTAACATTTTTGACCTAGGAGAGCTTTACAGAAGCGGTCGCGACAGCTTTTCTATCACTCAAGACGGCAAGGATATTACTGCCTCTTGGGACTGGGATGCAAAAAATAGCAGCGGGCGTGGATATGCTTGGTACGTTCACGAAGGGCTGGGAACAAATCTTTCGCCAAGGCAATGGACGGATGTGTTCCAGCAGAATGATTTATTCAATGGAAGCAATGTCAGCAAGGCGTTACGATCACGAGTGCGCACTGCCCTGAACGGATGAAGATCGACTACCTATGGAGCGCAGACAATACTGTGCATGCCATCAACTGCACAGTGGACGGCACTGCATTAGAAGTGGGAATCCTCTGCCTTATTTCTTGTCGTGAAAGCACGCTTAGAATAAGCAGCGAAAATCATTCAATGCTGATTGAAGTGCCGCCTGAATTCCGCTCTTCCCATGAGCGAGTGAAGGTATTCAACGCATTGCTTAATATCCTCGATCATGAGCAAATACAGCTTCCTGGTTCAGACCAAAACTGAAGGTTATTTTGAACTCCTGCCTGAGATTCGTCTGAAGAAGTATGGCAGTTGGCTGGTCGCTGAATCCATTGAACAAGAGGAGATCAGCAAGCTTCAAAGTCAAGCCACTATTCGTGCTGTGCAGCTTGCCAAACGCATTGCTTCCACTCGCGGAATTGCCCTAGACGAAGCGTTTGCTTTGCTTCAAGGCGGTGGTACTATCACTGAAGCGGAGCTGCTCTCGGACTTCACTGAAGAGACTCTGGCGATGATTACTAGCGGGTCGTCGGTGGAGGCTACGAACGCTCGCATGGTGACTGCCTTTGTGCGGTCTCGTGGTCAAGGCTTGATTGACGGCGAGTGGCGAGATCTTTCTGACTGGGAGCTGGAAGACACCAAAAACCTGCCTCGCACTGCCATTGCAAAAGTGGTGGAGTTTATTGCTGAAGAGCAAAACGCTGAGACGCAGGAGGCTGCTGCGGCAAAAAAAGCGACGAAGAGGAATTCTCCTCAGTAGCAGAAAAACTAGAAGCGCGAGCGAGGCAGCAGCTTAAGAGCCTGACAGATTGGAACGAAATCTATTTCAGGCTCTCGGCTTCTGACTTCAAAGATGAGCGATGGAGCGCCAAGAATTTTGGCCTCCAGACGCTTGTTGATGTGAGGCGGGCGTTGAAATATCTTGATCGCCATGACATTGCAAAATACAATGTGAGCAGTGTTGCTGTGGCCAAGCTTGGTACGATGGCAGCGGGAATGATGGCGGGCAAGAAGAGTAAGGTGAAGCCAGAGGATTTCCTCCCGTTTGACACGAAGAAACTAAAGAAAGAAGATGGCGTGACAGACGCAAGCCTTATCGTGCTTCAGCGTTTGATGAAGACAAGGCGAATGGACGGGCGTGTTATTGCGTTGCTAGCTGATGAGATGAAAGCTTTTGCTGGGCGTAATCAAGAGCAATGATTATAGAATGAAGGGAAAGTAAGCGAAGAACAAGATGGCAGCTCAAGACGCCGAATTGAAGCTGAAGGTAAGTCTTGACCTGGCATTTTTTAGGCAGCAACTAGCAGGACTTGGGCAGGCAGCAGCGGGCTACAACATGCCCATCAATGTGCGGTTTGATCGCCGCTCGGTGCAGAATGAACTGAATGCGCTTGGCGCAAACATTAGGCGAAGAAACTATCGACTCAATATCGAAACCAACTTGTCGGCGGAAATCGCGAAAGCCGATACTTTGGCCCGCAAGCTTGATGAGCTAGGGAAGAAGATCAAGAATAGCGCTGGCTCAGCTTTTTCTAGCGGACCTCAAGGAGCGGCAGGGCTTGAAAAGTTCATGCGAGAGCAGGGGTTGACTGGCCGGGCCTTTGGCGTGCGACAGGCTCAAGAGAA